CTTATCAATATATTCTTTCTTCAACAATACCGGAAATAGCCTTCCCTCATCATCTCTCGTGCTTAATATCTTCAACAATTTGTTAGTGCTTCGACATGTTTGAATAGTTAACATACCCTGAAACTCTATGAATAAGTAGTTGCGCCACAAAGGAATGGCTTGATTTCGTTGATTAAATCGTATTGGATAGTACGTTCTGAGCGGGATTTCATTGGCGCGTCTGATTGCATCTACTGCTCCACCATTTCTAAAGAAGCATACTATCCAACGATAATTTTCTTCATTTTGATGCTGAGTAAACAGATCCATTCCGTTAGCCCTCCAGTTCTATCTCAGTTCTCCGTCTTGCTTTCTTATACTATAGCACAGATCGAACCTGATGTAAACCACATTTTTAGCCTGTGTTTGCGTTTTGTTCCCACTTGCCCGAGAATACCTTAATTTTGCCCTATTTCTGCCGCAATTAATCCCTACGGTCACCTGGTCTGTTCATGTGCAATCCCCCGCATTTATGGACAGTTTAAGTGTATCTGGGTCCTCTCGGTCATAATGAGCCCCCCGCTCTGGGAGGGCCCAGTTCACATCGGCCCGCTGCGCCCTAGAAGTCAGCCCCTGTTGCGACAGGGAAAAGAGGCCAAAATAAGGGCCCAAACTGTGAAAAACCAGCTGGCCCAAAGTGTCACTATATGAGTATGGGTTTTGAGCCACCATCAGGCCCAAGTCAATTTGATAAAGTACGCATGTATCAGATTGCTAATCTTAAATCTGAGGCTTGGCGTCGTAGGTGTCAAAGTAGCTTATTGGCTTGGTCTACAGAGTGCGTACACGATTATGGTTTTGCTCCAGCACGCCATCATCGCCTTATTATCGAACATCTTGAAAAGGTCATATCGGGCGAAATTGATCGGTTGATGATATTCGCTCCACCAGGGAGCGCCAAGTCTACCTACACCAGTGAACTTCTGCCGCCGTATTGGTTCAAACAATTCCCTCGTTCAAGCGTAATTGGTTGCTCGCATACGGGTGAACTGGCCGAGCGTTTTGGCCGCAAGGTGCGCAACAAAATTCTGTTGAAAGCACCAATACTAGGATATTCATTAGATGAGTCAAATCGCGCTGCCAGCAGATGGGAAACTACCAACGGGGGAGAATATTTCGCAGCTGGTGTGGGAGGCGCAATTACTGGAAGACGCGCTGATCTCGCAATTATTGATGATCCAGTTAAGTCACGAGAAGAAGCTGAGTCTGAACTGGTACGAACCAAGACCTTTGAGTGGTACAAGTCAGACTTGGTAACTCGTTTAAAACCAGACGCGCGCATCATATTAATTCAGACACGTTGGCATTTGGATGATCTAGGCGGTATGCTTCTTCATGAAATGGAGCGCGGCGGAGATCAATGGGTTATTTTATGTTTACCTGCTTTTGCCACTGCAGATGATCCACTAGGCCGGAAGGTTGGAGAGGTTCTCTGGCCTGATTGGGAAAATAAAGAAGCCATTGAAAGAAAGCGAACAATCTTGGGAGTACGAGATTTTGAATCTCTTTACCAACAAAATCCCCAACCTCCTGGTGGAACTTATTTCCTTCAGAAAGACTTCTTAGATGAATTTGGTAGGCCAGTTGCTTATCCTGAATGGTGCGATTGTGTATTTGCCACTATTGACACTGGGATTAAAACTGGTTCGAAGCATGATGCGACTGGGGTTATCTATTGGGCGATGAATCAATACAATACAGCCTCCCCGCTTACCATTTTAGATTATGATTTAGCCCAGGTGGACGTATCATTACTGATTGATTGGATACCAACAGTCTATGACAATTTAGAAGTTTATGCCAAACAGTGTAAGGCGCGAATGGGATCCATTGGTCCGTTGATCGAGGATAAGGGAAGTGGAACAGTTCTCATTCAACAATGTAATCGAAACGATTGGATTTGCACTGCCATTGATGCAAAGTTGGTACAGTTGGGTAAGGAACCACGTGCTTTGTCGGTTAGCGGATATACTAATCAAGGTAAGATTAAAATATCAGATCATGCATTTAACAAAACCATAGACTTTAAGCAGCGCCACGCGAACCATTTGCTGAAACAAGTATTCACATTTAATGTTGGAGTAAAAGATCAAGAAGATGATTTAGTTGATTGCCTTTGCTATGGAATTATTTGTGGGCTAGGAAACATCGAAGGGTACTGATGCTTGAGCGACGGAACTTTCTCGTAGGAGTGACAGCACTCATTTGCGCTCCAGCAGTGGTGCGTGCTCAATTTCTCATGCCTGTTAAGATTTGGAAAACGCCACTTATTAAAGTTGGTGGCAATTTGCTGTGCAATGGTGCAGAAATTAACATTAATGAATATCCAGATTTATTTAATATACTTGGTAAGAATTATGGCGGATCTGATAATCAATTTAACTTGCCTGATCTTAATATGAAGGATATTGATTTATCTTTAGTCGCTCATAAAATTGGTTATTGTATAACTCCGCAAGGTATGATTCTTAGTCAAATTATTGAAGGTTATTGATGCCATCGCCTGTAGTTTCATCATTAATTAGTCCTGGTCCTCCTGGGCCTCCTGGTCCATATGGCCCGACTGGACCGCAAGGACCGGAAGGTCCACCTGTAACAATGCATTATGCTCGTGTCAAAGTAACTAACGATAATATAAATAATTCAGTTGGAGATGGAGCGCCGTTACAATTTGATACAATAAATTTTGATACTGATGGTTTTGCCCCACCTGTCGGTACATTTAATACTCTTACAGTTCCAACAGGTTTGGATGGGCTTTATCTTTTAGTAGCTGAATCTGCTACAATTGGCAATCAAAATCAAACTGTTGGTATGGGAATTAGTATTAATGGTGCTCTTATTGTTGCTACCATAAATCAATATGTAAAAGGTCCATCAAGTGTCAGTTATTGTTTTATTGCTAATCCAACGAGAATTACGATACTTGCCGCCGGAGATCAAATTCAATTAGTCAATAATAGTGTTACTGCTGGTAATGAGGCTTTTACCAACGTTTCTTTAGCTGTTGTCAAACTTGGGTGAACTATTGGTAGAAAGAGTTACACTGTCAGTTTCCTCCCTTGATGGCGGTAGTGCTCTTGTATTTCGTGGTGGTAATGCAATCGAGCTACTCTTTCTACCATTTTTATGCAGGAGTTCAAGATGCCATATGCCACACTAGGCCGTATCCCAAATGGGACGACTGGCGCAGCAAACAATAAAAATCGTTTGTGGGTGCCAAAATGGTTTTTAAGCGGCGGTACTGCGCCTAATGCTGATGCTAACGTGGCAGCGCCAATAGCGACAGCGCCTGCGGTAATCTCAGCTTCTTCTTTGTCTGTTGCAGGTGGTGGCGTTGCTTCCATCCTTGTACCAACACAATGGGCAAATTCTCCATCTAGTGTTACAAATCAATGGACACGAGATGGAGCAAATATAAGTGGCGCGACAAGCACCACTTATGCGTTTGTGGCTGCTGATGTAGGACATCTTATTGGCCTTGCGCAAGTAGCAACTAATGCAACTGGCACTGGTAACGGAACTTCAAATTCTCTTGGTCCAATTGTTGCATAGGAGATAACATGCCGCAAACAACCCCCACACCTGATCCACTTGATCCAAACAAGCCTCCCCATCAACCTGGGCATCCACCCCCTCATCCTGATCCTGCCCATCCTACTCATCCAGAACACCCTCAACCGCCGCCTCCGGCTCCTCCTCATCGTTCAACACCTGATGAGCCGGGAAATCCAGAGTCAGGCAGAACTGGGTATCCTGGTCCAGGACTAGGTGATACGGCAGACGATCAAAGAGATCGTGATCCGAATTTGCTGCCTCCAGATAGGGCCGGCGATCAGCTTCCTGGTGAACCTCCTGGGATGCATGAAAGAGGCACCGCTGGTGCCTATGAAGAAGTTGAAAAGAAGGAAGCTGAAAAGCGAGAACCGCCACCAGCATCAAGGAAATAATTTCAACTATGCTTAGGTGGGCATTGTGTTCACCTAGCATTTTCAAGGGAGATGCAAATGAAAACACTTTTACTGGCTGGCACGCTTTTGGCTGTTTCAGGAGCGTTGCCAGCTTATGCGGCTGTAACATTTTGTGGCCCACAGAGTGAAGGTGGGACATGTGGGGGCGCGACTGAGCTCAAGGTGTTCTTGGAAGATAATAAAGATACCACGCTTGGTTTTGGGACTGTTGGTGGCCCAAGTGCTACCACAATCATGGACCTCTCATCTGACGGTGGCATGCTCAATGTAGAACTTGACCTTGCCAACGGGTTCGCTACCATCACGCCCGCGCACGGTTTCTCGACTTTCAACGGTATTGATGTAACCATTCCTGGGTTCACATTTACCGATTTGGTATTCGACGTGCAGCTCACACCGACTGCCAGCGCTACTGATAACTTTACCATCAGTGACTTTACTGGTGCACATGTTGCTGACGGTGTTGGCATGGAGAGCGACGCGGCAAATACTGACAAGGAGTTCTCGACCACAACAACGGGAACGCCGTTCGATGAAGTCAATATTAAC